TACCTTCCGGCCAACCTTTAACTTAATTTTTTCACTAGTTGAAGGAACAGTTCTATCTGGTTGCTGTCCTCTTATTTCTTTTCTGAAGTTATCTAGGTCTTGATCAATCTTCTTTCTTTTAGCAGTTCCTGGTTTTGCTTTACTTTGACCCATCGATTGTCTTGCAGCATCGATAGTTTTTCTATCATCTGCTTTATCTTTTCTATACTCTTCTGGTGGTCTAGTATCACCCTTTGCTGCTCTTGACTTAGCATCACCTTGCTGCTTCATCAATCTACCCAACTTTGCACGATCCCTTGGGTTAGTAGGATCTAAGTTGTTGTCTTTTGCTAGTTGTCTACGTCTTTCCTTGTCCTCGGCATGTTTGGCACCTGTCTTGGATCTGCCAAGAGAATCTCTCTTTGCTTGCATGAGGGTGCCGACAGCACCGATGCCTGCAGTGATCTTTGGCAAGAGGTTAGACCCCAACTTTGCCCCCGATCTTAGCGCCATTGCTGCAGCGCCTTCTTGAAATTGTTTAAAATTCTTCATATCAGCAATTCCACGCTCTGAGGGACTTATTGATTCTGCTATCTGGATCTCTAGCAGTTTTCTTTGATGTGAGTTTTGCCTTCATACCTTTCATACGGGCACAAAAGGACTTGCGTCTTTTGTTTCCTTTCTTTTTGCTAGGTGCTTTAAGGTCCGAACCAGGATTCTCACGCTCATAGGACTTACGTCCCTTCTCATTTAATCCACCTGATTTGTTTTTTCCTTCTTTTCTAGTCCAGGCAGCACCTTCATCAATCTCAGATCTCCAGTCAGAGAACTCTTTTACGCAGTTGGGAACCATGCGCTTCCCTTTCTTCTTCAATCCCTTCTGGACATATCCATCCCAACACTTTTCATTTACAGATTCATGAGTGTCACTTCCCTCATGACCGTCCATATAATCTGCTGCTGTATCAATATAATCTGCTGCTCTAGTGATCTTTGATTGAACCCATGCCTTCAGGTTCCCTTCACCTTTTACCTTTTTCTTTAATCTTCCTGCTGCAGAGACAATTTTAGAGATTTCAGATCTTGCCATCTGATGCTCATGATCTTTTGTCTTTGCTTCAGCAAGACCTTTCATAGGTGCTGGTTTGATGATATCAATGAATTCATATTCAGTTGCTTTGAAATCATCTCTCCAGTTAGAAAACTCAAATGCTTCTTTTCTGGTTTTCTTACTATTTCCCCAATTAGCAGCACCTTTCTTACGACACTGAACTAAACGACCCGAAGCGTATGCAGAAGGCCAAACTTTGGCAGTTCTTTTGACCTTATGGTAACAAGCATCCTTCTTCTCATCAATTACCTCACCTTCTGGTTCTACACCTGCTTTCAATACAGGTAATTGAGCTCCTGTTGGTTTTGGTGCTTTGTCAGGTGGATATGCTTTTCTACCTTTCTCACCTGGAAGGGTTGGTCCTCCCATAACATTAGCAATTCTCTCATCTTTCTTCTTTTCTAGGAGATAATCTATTTCAGATCTCCAATTAGAGTATGATGCTGATACCATTTTTGCCTTCCCTTTCCTATCAGGATTTGGATCTTCTCTACGTTTTTTCTTTGCTCTTCTCTCTCTTTCGTCCTTACTCATTGCAGCACGATCATCTGCATCACGGCAGAATGGTTTGGTCTTTTGTCCTGGTTGCTTAGCACATGGTTTCCCATCGTACTTACCACCAGCTTGAACCCATCCACCACCTTTGAACCAATCACGGAGTGAATAACCTTTAGATTTTGCACCTTTACCATCACGCTTTTCGGTAATAGTACCTTCAAGACATTGACAGGGCAAATATCCACATATAGGACATGCTTCTTCGTTCAGCATTAGTAATGAGAGATTACTCTTTATTATTTAGAAAACCTTCTTTTAGTAACTTGGAGAGTTGATTTGTAGGACCTTCAAATATGAAAGCATTATTAGTAACATTAGTAGTTTTATTGGATTCTTCTTCAACTTCTTTCAGTTTCTTCTGAAGATCAATCAATTTATCTGTCGTGTCTGCAACGTTCTTAATTAATTGTCCCGCAACTTCATATGCTCTTGGACTGCCACCTTCTCCAGCAAGTTCCATGATACCGTTGATTGCTTCCTGACCTTTTTCAATCAATGAATATAAATTTGCACGGGTATACTCATAATCTTTTGTGATGTCATCAGGTTTCTGCTTTTCTTCCTTCTTGACAATTGATGCTTCTGTTACATTCACGTCAATGGACATGTCATCTTCATTAAAATCTTGCATGGTTTATTGATCGAATAGATTTTCTATGGATTCGTTATATCCATAATCATCGTCTGGTGAAGCATCAATAGGATCTGGAGTTACTGTATATCTAGTTTCTCTCTTAGCAATTTGAACATCAGTATTGCTGTAGAGATCAACTTGAACCTTCTTGATGAGTCCATCGGTACTGTCTGCGATAGGACCAAAGAGATATGTCTTGACAGTGAAATTGAAGGTATAGATTAAAACTCTTCTACTTGAAAAATCTCCTTCATAATCATCAGTAAAACTAACACTATCTAGGATCACAGGAACATCTCTCTTCTCACCAATAGAATCGACAAGATCGACTGTCAAATTAAATGCTGGTTGGAAAAATGGTAGAATTTGTTCTACTACTTGATGAGTATCTTCTTCAATTTTACTCATCATATTAAGTTGAAACCCAATATTATAAGGTATTGGTAGGAATACTTTCTTTATTTGACCTCCATCCTCACATGCTTTAAAAGTTTGTGTGATAGAAGTTTTTCTACTAGCATCATACTGAATGTTAGTCATTTCAAATGACAACCTAGGAAGAACGTTTTGAACCGGTCTTTCTAATTCTGGTTGTTGCTCAAGACGAGCAAGGAACTTTTGGGTAGGACCATAACTCAGAGGAACTTTGATATCAGTAGTTTTATCAGTTCCTTTTTTTCTATGTCTGATATGAATATCATTGAACAACGTTGCAAAAGCAATCGTAGTTCTTCTTAGTATTTCGTGATAGTAGTATGTTCCTAACATTAATAGTTACCAAATGGATTTGATTCAGAGAAATCAAGAATTGCATCTGCTTCCGTTTCAATGTCTTTATTTTCTGCAAATGGATCATTAAGATCCTCAGAATCATATTCAGCAAGTTTGTAGTATGCTGAAGATGAAGAACCAACAACAACTTCACCTGGATAGAAGGATACGTTTTGTACGTTGGAACTGACGTTTGCGACTTTGAGGACTCTGGATGGAGCATCCCAAGATTTGACTCTCGCTTCTACTCCTGATGTTTGTCCGGTTACTATTTCGTTGAACAGATATGTTCCGAATCCGGCGTATCTTGGTGAAGATACGGTAACACTGATCTCTGTGGAAATACCTGCTCCAGTATATCCAATACCAGTGTTAAGAATATTTATAGAAACTACTTGGCCATTTTGTACCGATGCGATACCAACTGCGGTTACTCCAGCACCTGGAGCAAGATTTACATCGTTAGGAGGTGTAATTGTTATGACGGCATCTCCATCATCTAAGTAACCCTCACCTCTATCAAACATTTGGAATCCAATAATTCCAGTGACTCCAACACCTGCAATTGAAGCAGTTGCTGCAGCTCCAGCACCTCCACCACCAGCAAATGTAATGGTTGGTGGATTTTCATACCCAGAACCAGCACTAGAGAGGATGACATCGTATACAGATGATGCATCTCCAACACTTGTGGTTAATGCAAAACCTCTAGCAGTAAATCCTCCTGGTATTTCTGGAGGACTAAAGGTAACACTTGGTGGGAAGTCATAACCATTTCCATCTTCATTGACGAATACTTCAGTTACATACTGAAGTCCCATGATTACTTGAGCAGTTGCTGTTCTACCACCACCAACAAAACTGAGTGTGGTGATAATTCCTTCATCCTCAACGGACTTATCGATAACGTCAATGCTCGTATCGATAACTTCGTTTCCATATCTGAATGGTTCACATCTCAACTCGTAAACATAGTTCTTCTTGAGTTGATAGAATGGAGATTCGTGCTCTACATACTTAATTTCAAATATTATGTCACCCAGTGGGAAGAAAATTAGATCACCTTCTTTTGGTCTTGTAGCAAGCTCAATATCTTCTAGATTCTTCTGGAGAGGGGTAATGTACAACTCAAAGATCTCTCTTGAGATGACAAGGGTAAGGTCATCAACCTCAGTGATACCAAACTTAGATAGTAGTGTTCCTTGTCCACCGAAACCATTAGAGTTTGAAATGTATGCTTCGATAGGGAAGGCAGAATCATACTGTGATTCAATGACTTCCTTGAGAACTGTATTCTTAGTTAAGAATTTTCTAGGGATATAGTGAACATCGACTCCATACATTTTGATCTGTTCATTGATCAAATCTTGTATGAGACCTTGCTCACCTTTGGAACCTGAAAGGAAAAATGGATTTAGTGGCATAATATCAACCGATCATGTCTAAAGGTGGTAACTCATATGTGCTGGACATCTTATCCATCAGAGCATTAATATCATTTAGTCCGTCTTCATATAACTGTCTTCCATTGAACTCCAAACCTCCTGGGAGTTTGACACCTTGGAATTTAATTAGATTCTGACCCCATTGCTTTTTAATTGAAGCTGTGATATACTTTTTAAGGAAAGAATCGTTCCAAATTTCTTCATATTTTGATGGGTCTAATGCTCTATAGCAGTCAATGATAAGAAACTCTCCTGCTTTTAGAGTATCCCAATCGATATCAAGATATAATCTATTTGATCTCTTATTAAATCTAATATTTTTCTTTGTTGATAGTAAAAAGTCAATATCTGCAAGATATGTTCTAACCATTTGATAGGTTAAAAGTTCTGTAGATCCCCAATAATAAACGTCATTCAAAAATAGTTGATACTTAATATTGAACATTCCAGCAGAAAGGCTGCTAGATCCTTCAAATTGCATAATCTGATTTACACCAATAATATGATCTGGGATCGGTAGATAATTCGCTGTTTCAGTGTATGTAAAAGTAGTTGCAGTTCCGACATTAGCAGTTACGGAAGTGGACTCTACTCCAGGTCCAGTTCCTTTACTTGCTTTGCCTCTGTCGATATCTTCTTGAGTTACCTGATACTTCAGGAAGGTTTGAGTGACACCATCGAAGTGCCTTTCCTGGAAATATTGAATACAATCATCTACAATGTCATCTACTTGATCTTCTGCGACATTGATTTCTAGGACAGGAGCACCCAGTTGCCTCAAACAATAATCTATTAACTCTTGTCTA